TAATAGATATTGTTAGCGGAAAATTTGCGTTTTTAAACTCTTCATTATCTTCGTAACAATCAGTCGTGGTTGTTCCTGTTAATTTAGCGTGTTCAAAACGAAAAGACAAACCTATTACAGCACCTACTTTTAATTTATCAGAAATTTCAGCTAAATTAACAGTAATTTTACTATTATCTATATTTTCAGTTGTTCCAGAAAGAGTATAAGCGCTACCATTCCCTGGCTCTGGAATTGTTAAAGTTATAAAATCTACGTTTTTTGAAACGTAAGAGGTTGTATAGTTTAAAGCAATGTTTGATCCAACAGCACTCCCTCTTCTAAAGTTATATCCATCTATAAAATTACCATAAAATAACCTATTACTCATTATTGTTTGAGCTTTTGCTACCCTTGGAACATTATCATATTGTCTTAATAACTCATCCCCACCTATTGTAGTATAAATTTTACTATTTGTAAAAGAATAAGTTTTAGACGTATTGTCTGCCCATCCATAATCTTGTTTTTTAAATCGCTCTATTACAAAAATAGAATTTGAAGTTGTTTCTTTATATAGTAAGTCTATTTCTAAAACACGCTTACTACCAGTATTAAAAGTTACAATTGCTCCGTTGTATCTATTGACCATTCCACCGTTTAAAAAGTTTCTTGTATCAAAAGTAAATGTGCTTGCTGCAAAAGCTGGTTTTGTAAATAAAGAAGTAGCGCTATATTGGTTGTCTTGATATCTGTATCTATATGCAAAACAAACAAATCTTTCTTTTAAGTAATTCTCATTACCAGGTAGGTTTACAAGTTGAACTAATGGCGCAGCTAAGTTTACATTTGATCCAACTACATCTTCAAACCCAGGCGGCTTAACTATTACAGATATATCTTCTTCAACAATCTGATCTGTATTACCAACTGGGTTAGGATAATTTCTTCCTATATTTATCATTCGAGGAGGATTTAAATCATCTGTAAAAAACAGTAATTCTCCATCCACTAAATCAACCGCTGTTATTAAATACTGAGGATCAAAATTTAATACTGTAGTAGAAACCACATGATATTGAACAACTTGATTCTGAGTATTATAAGAAACTATTAAATCAATACCTCCGACTTTAGCAGAAAAATCTTTATCATGTATAAACCAATAGATGTTCTCTCTCATTCCATCTTCATAAGCTCCTATACATACTGCTGTTGAAGATATAGACGTGCCTTCAAACTCAATTGTTGTAAGTTTTTGATTACCCCTGGAGTTTTCTACAGCTCCTATTTCAGTAGTTTCTGTAGCTCCTAAACGAACATTCATTGCGTCAATATATTCTCCAGGAGGAAGAAGCCTTTCATCGATAGACTTATTCATTCTACCTGCCGTAAAATTTGTTGTAACTATTGGCATATTATTTTATCCATTTATTCTGACCTCTCATGTTCATTAACAATCGACCAGGGTGTATATTACTTAATCTAATTTTTGCATTTCTTAACAAAGAGGACTTATCTTTTCTTGCTCTATTAATTACATACTCTGAAACACCTACTCTTCCATTTAATATAACGTATCTAATATAAGCGTATATATATTCTTCAAATAATTTATTTACATGAACATCGGTGTCGACTCCATTTTCCATTCCATCTGAAACATATTCTAAAACAATAGAAGAAGAAGCAATTATATTACTAAAGTTAATTACACCTGCTTGCTTATTAATTGTAAATGTAGGATTAGAATTTGCAGTCTCTGTGTTTAATCCAAAGCGTGCGCCTACTGCATAATTAAAACACCACACACCATTTATACACCATCCTTCAGAATTATTGTAAGGACTACTCGAGTTTAAATATATGCTCGGAGCTGTAGCTGACATTTGGTTTAAATTTAATTCTGACTCTTGAGGACTTAACGCATTACCATCTTGATCAAATAATACATTTGACTGATTGTCTTGTAAATATGCAGAAGACCAATTTGTTTGAATATTTTCTGACAATGGATGTAATACTCCATTTACAAATTGAGAAATACGTACCCAATTCACATAGTCTGGAGGTAATACAAAACGCAATTGATCCGTAATATCTAACTGAAGAATTTTAATTTCCTTCATCGCGTCATAATTTAATTCTTGTATCCCTCTTTTAGCGTGAAATAAAATTTGATACCTTTCAATATTATTTATTAACTCGTGATTACCTTGATACATTAACATAAAATTGTTAACTATATCAGATAAAGAGAGGAATTGATACGATCCATGATTTAAATCAGTTGGATTGTTTCCTGAGTTTTGATAATATGCGTAATCATTTATATATGCCATAATTATTGTTGTTGTTGATTATCCATTATTTCTGCATTTTGACCAAACTCAATTACATCTTTTTCTCTAATTTCAAGACCAACATATTGGCAAATCTTAGCTATTAGAATAGGTTCATCTGACAACGGTAATTCAAAGTCTTGATAATCAGCATTTGTAGGATCAAATAAAGGCTCTCCAGCTAATAATGTAGCGTAAGTCCAGTTTGGTGTTAAAGGGTATCTAACGTACTGTGAGGTGACTTGACCGATTGTATTAATAGTAATTGGAAACGCTTCTGCTACAAGAGCATTTTGTGTGTAAGCTGGATAACCAATGTTTGGTTTTGTTAAAACAGAATTGTTTAACATTGTTATTTTACTTTGAGCAACTCTTTCAGCTTCTATTATATTGTTAACTGAATATATGTTATATGTTTTTCCTATAGCATCCCATACTATTGCTCCTGTTGTTGGAAACACTAAAAGATTTGTTGCGTTTACAACTGAAGAAACTACTGTATTATAAACTACTCCCCCTGTAATTGTAGAAACTATATCTCCAACAACTACTCCTGATGCAATAAAATCTGCCGTAGTGTCGTTTACCGCTATACCACCTCCATTTATAGAAGTTGTAGTGCCTGCGGCTAACTCCTTAGTATATACCATCATTTTATTAATTAAATAATAATCAGATGGTAGTGTATATAAGTTAGTTCGTATGTCTCCTAATTGAGTTGTAGCAGAATTTAATAATGGAGTGTTTACATAAAATGTATCAATTACCTCAACTAATCCTTTAGATATGTCAGCATAACCTGTTCCAGATTGTCTTTGATTTTCTTTTAATATTTGATTATTATATTGATAAAAATAATCCTCAAACATATCCATTTGAGCTTGTTGCGCATACAGATTAAAGTCAGCTGGAGATATGTAACCGTAATTGTTTTTATTCGCTATAGCTAATACAGTATTTCGTACTTCGTTTATTGGCATAATTAATTCTTTTTACAAAGATAGCAAAAAAAAAGAGGCTACTTTTTTTTGTAGCCTCTTTAGAATTTAATTAATATTTCATTAAGTTAATCTTAAAATAAAATATTCTTTTCCACCTAACCATGTTGAGTTACTGCCTGAGTTATAAGCATTTGGAAGTCCTGGGAAATCGTAAGTTACATCTGTCCACTCAGTTTCTAAAGAAGAAACAATAGCGTCCTGTATAGCTCCTCTCATATCAGAATTAGCTCCAGTTGTAGATGAGTATGCATAATCAACTCTCCCTACATCCGTACCAGCCACATCATATGTGATATTAATAATAGAAGATGTTGATGCGCTATTTGAAACATCAGCAACATTAGCTGATCTTATCATTTTGTCGTGACTTTCAGCGCCTTCTTTGTATATAAGGTATTCATCACCGCTAACAAATATATCTTCAGATACACCAAGTTGGGTTTTAGAGACAGAAGTAATTCTTGTTACAGAACCACCTGTAAGATCTTTAACGTAATCTCCTGGTTTAACGCCAACTAAAATAAAATTAACTGCACTGTCTACTAAGTATCCAGCTGATGTAGCCGAAGCTGTACCGTACTGTAATTTAGTGTATTCTGGCATATAGATAAAATACCCTACACCATCAGGAACTCCTGTTCCTTGATCCGCTACTGGGCCAATTGCCTGTAGTCCTAATACTGTGTCAGAAGTTACTGCTGTTACAATATATTTTTCACCTCCTGTTGCCGAACCAGTTGTTCTATCCCAAACAATCGCGTTCACAAGAACGTGTTGAGTAAAAGTTGCTGCTGTATCAGTCAATGTAACCCCAGTTGGAGTTGTCGCTGTACCAGTTAGTACAACATCCAGTTGTTTAAAGTTTATAAATTTTTCCATTGTTTGATTCATTATGCTATCGCAATTGCGCTTAGTGGGTTAGTAAATACGCCTGCTGATTCCGTAGAGCCAAAAGGACTATAGTTTTCTGATACATTTGTCCAACCTTTTGTTAAAGCATCTTTAACAGCTGATTCAACAGATAATAATAATTTAGGTGATGCTGCGGCATTTGGCCACGTTAAAGTAATTTGCTTCCCACCTAAATAATGTAATACAACGGTTGTTGTAGTTGACTGACCAATGTGTCTTAGACCAGAGATTGAAACCAGTTGACTTTGGCTGTTAGTGCCATTAGCATCTAAAACTGGTATGCTTAAAAATTTTTCCATAATAATAATAATTTATGAGTTAATAATAATGTTATGCAATACTGATATCAGATACTGCGTATTTTGGTAATTCTTCTACACTTACGTTAGTCCATCCTGTAGATAAAGCATCTTGAACCGCTGTTTGTATAAAGTTTCTAAATTGAGTTCCAGAATTTGTTCCTGAAGCCGCTCCTACACTTGCGTGTGTAATAGTTACTACTTTTCCGCTTCCGTAACTTAACGTTGTTGAAGTAGCTGATGCAGCCTCTACAAGTTTTAATCCACTACAAGGAACTAATTGTTTTCCTTGACCAGTTACTGGTATGTTTAAAAATTTTTCCATAATAATAATAATTTATGTTGTTAATAAAGTACAAATATACCAAAAAAAAAGCCACCCTTTTAAGGTAGCTGATTTTCAAGTTAGTTGTTAGTTTTACTTTTTATTACTTAATTTGTTTTTTAAAAGTTTAAAAACCTCAAGTCCTTCATCGGATTGTAAAAAAGAACCAACAATATAATTTGGATCTTCACCATAAGGAACTGTTAGCATTTTCTTTTTGTTGTTAGGTAAATTATAATAAACATCTTTGTTGTTATTTCTAAATGTTATAAAACCTGCCATCATAAATTGATGAATTGTATCCATTAATTCTAACATTGGATCATTTATGGTGTCCATAAAATCCTCTGGTCTTGCTTTAGCATATAAAAGAATATCTCTTTTTAATTCTGGTATTGTCATGTTATCTATACCGTTACCCATTAAAACCCTACATACTGAAGTTAATTTATTTACATCAGTAGTTATTTTTTTAGCTTCTATTTGAGCATTTAACTCCGCCTCAACATACTCTAATTCAAGAGATGCATCGCGTGAGTTATTTATTTCTTCAAATACCATTCCATTACTTGGGTGATAATGTAAAAATTGTTGTAATACTTGATTTTGTTTTTCCACCATTAGCATTCCATCTTCAAAAACAATAGGCTCTAAAATTGCATTACCATCTTGTTCATCCTCAAAAGGACTTCTTTGATTTCTTGCGTAACGAAGAGGTCTGTTAATACCTTGTTCGTCATCAAAATGTAATAAAGGAGATCTACTTGAATGTCTTGAAGCCAGCATATATGAGAGTGGATACTGGTTGCCTGTAAGTCTATAGGCTTTGTTTTCGTACTTTTCTTTTTGTTTTGCCATTATAATATAATTTAATTTGATTTATAAAAAAAATAAATACCCTCGTTAATATAACGAGGGTAAATATTACTACTATTTACTATGCATCTTGGAATAAGAAGAAGTTGTTTGCACCTAAAGTACATACAGCTCTTTCACTCAAGAAGTTTACTTCCATTGCATCAAGATCGCTATTTTTTGCACCACCAGCAGAACCAGTAATCCAAGTTTTGTAACGTCTATCTTCAGTTTCAGAAGCTCTATAACGAACGTGTAAGAAAGGACGCTTTGCATTCTTTCCTAAGATTTGGTCATATACAGTTGTTGAACCAGCTGGAACTAATAATCCATTGATTGCTCCTGCGGTTACGCCACCTCTCATTGTAGGATCGTTTAAGTATTTCCAATCAGACTTGTAAAAATCGTAAGATCCACGTCTAAAACCAGAGAAACCTAAGTTTAACGCCATATCTTCAGAGTTGTCAAACACTCCATAAGAAGTACCACCAGCCCCGTAAGAATTCATTGAAGCTAACATGTCATCCATAGCTAAACTAGTAGCTCTGTTTACAAACATCATGTTTTCTTCAATAGCACCTTGCTTATCAAATTCT